TAGTCATTTGTATCCACCTGTATGTCTAAAAATCCATAACTTTCTTCTACGGCATTGCTGCTGCGTTGGCGATACTTGGCCAGAGAGCGGTCAATTGCGGTATTATAGTGGATAGGATCGAGCTCAATATCAATCATTCCTGACCCTAGCATGGCCCGGATATATTCTACGACATTTTCTCTTGCGGTCTGGGTTTCATTCATACGAGTATTTATACTATAAATAACTTACTATGCCTAAACTTTCTCTATACAGGCCCGAAAAAGGCAACGATTTCCATTTTTTAGATCGCACGATATTGGAACAATTTCAAGTAGGTGGTGTTGATATCTATGTACATAGGTATCTTGGACCCGTTGATCCGTTGGAGGGAGAATCTACGCCCGGTCTTCCTAATAATTCTAATGCTATTCCTGAACTAGGTATACAGGATCTCATATTCATGGAAAATAGAGACAGGCATTATGACCCCGATGTCTATGTCTTGCGCGGAATTTACACCATGCAAGACCTTGATTTTAATCTAAGTCAATTCGGATTATTCCTAAACAATGATAATTTAATGATTCACTTTCATCTACGCAACACAGTGGACGCTCTTACCAGGAAAATAATGGCAGGCGATGTGTTAGAATTACCGCATCTTAAAGATGAATATGCGCTAGATGACAGCATCGTGGCATTAAAAAGATTTTATGTTGTCCAAGATGTCACTAGACCCACTAACGGATTTAGTCAAACATGGTACCCTCATTTGTTAAGGGCTAAATGTGCTCCATTAGTGGACAGTCAAGAATTTAAAGAAATACTTGATAGTGATGCCGGAGCCGGTGACGGTAGTACTTTACGTGATCTAATGAGCACATACAAGAAAAGCATCGAGATTAATAATCAAATAATAGCCGAAGCAGATTTAGAAGTTCCTAGCAGTGGATTTAATACCAATAATCTATATGTGATGCCAACTTCTGCTGATACAGGATTAATCGCTGTTGCCGATGCCAGTATAGACTCAAGCGATGCTAGTCTCGAACAACCGGTGCTGGATGCTAGCACAGTATTGAAAACTCCTAATAAAGATTTTTATGTGGGTTATCTCTCAGGGGATGGCATACCATCAAATGGTGCTCCTTACGGATTTGGCATATCATTTCCTAGTAACCCTACTACCGGACAATTTTATCTACGAACAGACTTTTTACCCAACAGATTATTTAGATATGACGGAAAACATTGGGTCAGGTACGAAGATAATGTACGCATGACATTGGATAACTTTGGATCGCAAGATGTAGAATCTGGTGTGTTCCAAGGACGCCAGGTAAAAGAAACATTGCTCAGTGGATTTATTAATAATACAAACAAAACAGGTTCCACTGAATTAACATTTGGTAAGGTCACTGCAGTTTCTGCAACGCCTAGTGTATTAACCAACATATCTTATGTAGATGGTATGTATGCTACTGTATTATTCAACGATACTAAACATAGGTCTACTGTGACAAGAGACATCAGTGGTCGAGCATTAATTACATTTGATACTCCAGCTGTGACAGGAACCCATGTACAATGGAAAATATTTGATAAAGCGTTTGACGAACGTCAGTCATTGAGTAAGGTTCTAAAACCCCGAGCTGACAATTAAGGAGATATAATGGATTGGGCATACGACGGTCAGGTAAAAAGATACTTGACACAATTTATGAGGATTATGAGTAACTTTAGTTATAAAGATGCTAAAGGTCAACTGGTCCGTGTTCCTGTTCGCTACGGAGACCTAAGTCGCCAAGTAGGTGCTATTTTGAACAAGAATAGCGAAAATGTATTGGCCAGTGCTCCATTCATTGCCTGCTATATCAAGGATCTCCAGCACGACGACACTCGGCGACAAGATCCTACCTTTGTTAGCAAGGTACAGGTAAGAGAAAGATTATATGATCCTGCTAAAGGACAATATGTAGATCAACAAGGTACGAATTATACTGTGGAAAGAATAATGCCTACTCCGTATCTTGCCACATTCGCTGCGGATATATGGACCACCAATACAGATCAAAAATTACAAATATGGGAACAACTGGCAGTCTTATTCAATCCAAGTTTAGAATTACAAACCACTGACAACTATATAGACTGGACCAGTATCAGTGTGCTTACACTTAAAAGTCAAACATTTACCAGCCGACAAATTCCTCAAGGATTAGATCAAGCAATAGATATTTTGAACATGAATTTTGAAACTCATGTATGGATTACACCTCCTGCCAAAGTCAAACAGATGGGTATTATTACCAAGATTATCACGTCGGCTTTTACGCCAGATGGCGGAATTGATCATAGTTTACAACTTGATGGTAATATATTCTTAGATCCAATTGGTACAGATCTTTTCCAGACTGTTGTAACCCCTGGAGATTATGAGTTGTTGGTACTCAACAATGTGGCCAAATTGATACCTCCAAAATCGGCGGGTGCAAATATTGATCTAACTTCACCAGGTAGTACAGGTAGTTGGTTAAATCTGTTAGAACTTTATCCTGGACAATTTAGGGCAGGGCTTAGTCAAATAAGATTATCTAAATCTAATGGTAATGAAATTGTAGCATACATCAGTATCAATCCTACTGATGAAAAACAATTATCTTTAAATTTTGATCCGGATACATTACCTTCTAATACTATCATCACTAGTGATTATAATACAACAGGCAGAGGAACGATTGATGCTATCATAAATCCCGAAACATTCAATCCTATAACTAACGGTAGGCCTGCTGCCGGTAAACGATATCTCATATTAGAAAATGTCAATGTTACTGATTCTTATAGTTTGCCTGATTATAGCGGACCTGTTGCCTGGAAGAATCGCGATGACAGTGATCCTGTACTGTATGCTAATGATATCATCGAGTGGGATGGTGATAATTGGAAGATTGTATTCAATTCTTTGACAGCCACAGCAGCCACTTACATAACTAATTCATATACAGGTGTACAATACAAGTGGGAAGATAATACCTGGAGTAAGAGCATAGAAGGTATCTATTCTTCAGTGCTCTGGCGTATCATATTATAAAATCTTATGGAAATGGCTAGCGAAAATCAGCAGGTAATTTGCAGTGGTGGATTATTTCTGGCCAGAGATACCAAAAGATTTTTATTGCTACTGCGCACACAAGGAAAGACAGCCGGCACCTGGGGACTAGTTGGTGGTAGAAAAGAACCAACTGATGCCACTGTAGTAGAAGCACTCAACAGAGAGATTGCCGAAGAGGTGGGCAAAACTCCTACTATAAAAAAAATAGTTCCACTGGAATTGTTTACCAGTAATGATCAAAATTTCCAATATAACACTTATGTGTTAATGGTTGATCGAGAATTTATTCCTACATTGAACGTTGAGCACTCGGCGTATGCCTGGTGTGCTTTTGACTCATGGCCTAAGCCATTACATCAAGGTGTCAAGAACAGTTTTTCCAGTCGAGTCATAAGAGCCAAGATAGAACTGCTGTTAGAACTAATTTAATTTTAGTTAATACTACCTTTTATCACAGCAAAGTTAATTAACGGGGCTTCTACTGCGGTTCCGCCCGATGCATATAAACTTATATTAAACGAACCATTGGTAACAGAATTTACTGAAGTAATATAAGTGTTAGCAACAGGTGCCCTTGGGGCCACAATAACAACATCATTAATTGATACAGATCCATTGTTGACCTGGAATGATGCCACAGTAGTCGATCCTGCTGCTGAAAATAAAGCAATATATCCCGACAATCCATTTACTGTAACCGTTGTGGTTCTACTGGTTATTTGAGTTGTTGTATTGCCTGCTCCTGTTGTATATCCTATACCTGTAGAGGTAGAAGTTACCAACATACCCTGTGAATAAATGCTTCCACCAACGCCTACTCCGCCTGCTATCCTCACCGCGCCTGTTGTGGTACTGGTAGCAGCAGTGGAACTTGTCACTGATAAAAGACCAGTAACAGTAGAAGCAACAGTTGAAATTAAACCTAATCCCACTATAGTTGATACACCAGCTCCAACAGTGTAGATATTTGTAGCGGTAATAGATCCAGATGCTGTAAGATTGACAGTTGAAATTGATCCCACACCTGTGATGATGGCGTTGCCAACACCTGATGTAACAATACTGGTCGCAGTAATCGCTCCGCCAACATTTAAATTACCACCGATGCCAACTCCACCGGCAACTACCAACGCGCCTGTAGTAGTTGATATGGAACCGGCAGTATTGGTGCTAGTAACAGTGCTGTTTATACTGCCTGAAATAGTTACAATACCAGTGGCAGTGAAATTACCCACACCTAACTGACTTATTCCAGATATGACGCCGCCGCCCGCACCCACGGTGTTTATGGTAGTTGCAGTAACTGATCCTCCTACATATAATCCACCACCAATACCAACACCGCCTGCTACTTGTAAAGCACCGGTTGTGGTTGAAGTTGTACTAGCAGTGCTGGAAATAACGAATGTGCTGGTAGTACCAGTACTGTTGTTTGATGGTGCCGAAGCAAAGTTGCCAATTGTGGCGGTGGTAATGATCTGCGCACCGGCCACATATGATGTGTTGACCACATATAAAGCACCTCCTATACCAACACCGCCAGCGACAATTAAAGCACCTGTGGTAGTTGATGTAGAACTTGCGGTACTGGATATCGTGACTGTACCGGTAGAATCAACAGTGACTCTTGTGACAGCATTGGTCTGTAATATTAGATTAGATCCAGTTGCTCCAATATTGACAAGATCTCTATAACTAGTACTGGTGGTTCCAACAAAAGGCGAATTCACCGACGAAGTTGCTGCAGCGTTGTTGGTAACTGGAACGCCTTGCCCGGAACTGTCCACCAAGAAACTGGCGCCAAATGTGGTGTTTAATAATAACTTGGTATTGGTAACGGCTGTAAAGTTAGCAGTGGGTACTGTGAGAGTGCTTGCTGAGTAGAGTCCGGTTCCTACTACGATCCTAATATTACTTACATATCCTGGAAAATATCTACCAAGAGCGCCATCATTGGCATGACCTATGAAAATGCTACCCTGAGGATAGGTATTTGCATCTGGTGTGTAGGTACTGCCAACCTGACTGCCAGCAATGTACATTCTTGTACTGCCGCTGACTCGACTTACAGCAAAATGCTGCCAGGAGTTAAGAACAACAGGACCAGTACCAGATGATATCCTAGCAACTGCGGTTACATACCAATTGAGTCCACCAGCGGGTTGGAATTCAATCAGAGGTTGTACGACTCCGGAACCATTGGTTCCGTTACGATAATCTATCAAACATGCATCGGGTATACTACCCTGATTTATATAGTAGAATCCTTCTACGGTAAAATCTCCGGCGCCTAACGTCAATGTAGAAATACTGGTGATGCTTAAATATTGGCTGGAGCCATTAAGAAGTACACTGCCTGTATTAACAGCGGCTGTAAATGTCAGAGTTGCCTGTGATGTATTTTGGAAACTGATCAATGAAGAACTAGCAGTACTCAAAGATCTAAATGCGCCAACAATAGTTGGTTCTGCCACATTGCCAACTATTTCTATAGGATGTGTTATTGTAGACGTAGAGCGTGCTATATTTCCGCCGACAAATAATGCGCCGCCGACACCAACTCCGCCTGCTACCTGTACAGCACCGGTGTTTGTAGATACAGCACTGGCAATACTTGTATAAACAACAGCATTGGTAAATGTACTGGCACCACCGACAAATAATGCGCCGCCGATGCCAACTCCGCCTGATACCTGTACAGCACCGGTGTTTGTAGATACGGCACTGGCAGTACTTGTATAAACAACAATATTGGTAAATGTACTGGCACCACCAACAAATAACGCACCACCAACACCAACTCCGCCGGCCACTGTTAGCGCACCTGTATTGGTTGATATTGTACCAGTAGTATTGGAAATAACAAATGTACTGGTTGTACCAGTACTGCTTCCGCCACCGCCAGTGAATAAAACACCATTTTGATATAAATTACCGCCAAAATAAATGTTGCCACCAATGCCAACACCGCCCGTGACAATCAAAGCACCGGTGATAGTGGATGTAGAAGCAATATTGCTAGTTATTGTGGCAGTAGAAGCTGAAATAAATCCAGCACCGGTGATAAATCCAATACCGGCACCGCCTGTTACAAAACTGGTGGCTGTTACTACGCCACCAATTACTACACCGCCGCCAATACCAACACCGCCTGCTACTTGTAGAGCACCTGTGGTAGTCGATGTTGAAGCAACAGTACTGGTTATTGTGGCAGTAGAGGCTGAAATAAACCCAGCACCGGTGATAACTCCAAGACCGGCACCGCTTGTTATGAAACTGGTAGCAGTTACTACACCACCAACAACTACACCACCACCGACGCCAACACCGCCTGTGACAATCACGGCACCGGTTGTGGTACTGGTGCTAGTGGCAGTGCCCGAGACCACCAGAAGAGTCATGGTACTACCAGCATCAATTCTCAATGAACCGGCAAAGAAGTTAGTGGCTGTGATTACACCGCCCACGTTTAGGTTACCGCCAATGCCAACTCCGCCTACTACCTGTAGAGCACCTGTTGTGGTTGAAACAGAACTGGCAGTACTACTAATGACAAATGTACTGGTAGTACCAGTACTGCTGATACCGCCGGCACCGCTGCCTGAAGTAGCAGTGGTTATTTCTTTGGTAACTGGGTTATAAAATAATCCCCATGTGGTAGCACTGGTGGTAGTATCACCTCTTAAGGATCCGATATAGATGGTTCCGCCAATACCAACACCGCCCGTGACAATCAAAGCACCGGTGATAGTGGATGTAGAAGCAATATTGCTAGTTATTGTGGCAGTAGAAGCTGAAATAAATCCAGCACCGGTGATAAATCCAATACCGGCACCACCTGTTACAAAACTGGTAGCAGTTACTACGCCACCAACAACTACACCACCACCTACTCCAACTCCGCCTGCTACTTGTAGAGCACCTGTTGTGGTACTGGTTGTACCAGCTGTATTAGAATGAATGGCTATATTGGTAAATGTACTTACACCGCCAACATATAAAGCACCGCCAATACCAACTCCGCCAACTACCTGTAGGGCACCGGTAGTAGTTGAAGTAGAACTGGCAGTACTGCTGATAACAAATGTACTGGTTGTACCAGTACTAGCAGCAGACGCTGCAGCGTAAAGACTGATAGTAGCAGTGGTAATAATTTGGGCGCCGGCAATATATGAAGTAGATGATACATATAAATTACCACCAATGCCAACTCCACCGGTTACTATCAAAGCACCTGTAGTTGTTGAGGTACTGGTAGCGGTACTGGTTATTGTGGCAGTAGAAGCTGAAATAAATCCAAGCCCGGTAATAAATCCGAGCCCGGCGCCAACACTTACAAAACTGGTAGCAGTTACCACACCGCCTACAACTACCCCTCCGCCGATACCAACTCCGCCAACTACCTGTAGGGCACCGGTGGTAGTTGAAGTAGAACTGGCAGTACTGCTAATGACAAATGTACTGGTTGTGCCAGTACTGCTGATGCCGCCAGCGCCGCTGCCTGAAGTAGCAGTGGTTATTTCTTTAGTAACCGGATTATAAAATAGACCCCAGGTGGTAGCACTGGTAGTAGTATCACCTCTCAATGATCCAATATATACCGTTCCGCCAATGCCAACACCGCCTGTGACAATCAAGGCACCGGTGGTGGTCGACGTGGTAGCGGTGGTCGCAGAGATCGTTATCTGACCTTGAGCATTGTCAATAAACGATAAATTACTTGCCTGTGTTGCCATAGTATGTTATTTATACTGTGCTATTGTCTTGATAATCATTGGTAAACTTCATATTGTGTATTTCCTAAATTTTTAATTACTAAACAGTTCTACCGATGGTGGGGTAAATCCAGTAGTATATCTAGCATAACCTTTGGTGATTCTAAAATCGTCGATATAACCAGGGAAATAATTTGATCCACCACTTCGGCCGCCTATTGTATATACCGCGGTAGGAGTTACATAGCTAGTTGAATCAGCAACACTATTTACTTGGCCTCCATTAACAAATGCCCGAGTGGTACCCGACGATCTGCTGACTGCAATATGTGTCCAAGCATTAGTAGGTACACTGGCATGAGTTAAAATAGTTTGATCTGATCCACCAAATGATCTCCAACTTAATGCTCCACTACTACCAACTTTATAAATTACAAAAGCACCGGTTGTCTGTGATTCCCATATTTCGTATTCATTGGTCACCACAGCAGTTTGATAAAACCAATATTCAACAGTAAAATCACCAGTACCAAAAGCAAATAATGGACTCAACGGGACTGATAGATAGTCTGTAGTTCCATTAAACGATAATGATCCGGTACCGTACTTGACTTGGGCGGTACTGATCTGAGCAGAACCCACAGTGACCACATTGTTCATGGCAGCTGAATCATATATACCAGCGTTGGCAAAATTGAGTAACAGTTGGGTATTGGTCACTGTTGTTAGTGGAGTAGTCGGAGGAGTAAATGCTCCAGTATATACCGCTGAGCCAACTACAAATCTAACATTGGACATGTAACCATTGGCGTAAGGGCTTGCGAGATTTGTAGAAACACCAACATATATCCCGCCACTGCCATTAGTCATTGCTTGGCTATCAACACGAGTCACGCCAACTACACCATTGACAAAAATTCTAATATTATTGCTGGCATCACGGGTAAATGCGTAATGATTCCATTGTCCCAATTTGCCACTTAGTGTAGATGTTGCCATGGTAAAGGTCGAGGATCCTGTTCCGGCAATGCCCCATTCGGGTGTTATTCCATTGAGTAGGTAAAATGCCCATGTAGGGCCACCTCCACCATAACCCCAGTTTCTGTTGGCTATAACAAATGTATTTGAACTATTTGTATAAACCCACGCTTCAAAGCACGCGGGTGTACTACTAGGAATATCATGTGATGCGCTATAAGGAATAGTCAAATAATCACTACTACCATTGAAATACCCCGAAGTGCCGATTGTACTGGTCGAGTATGATGATTGTCCATTGCCAAACGGATTAAAGCGTTGGATGCTTGGAGAATTATTTGCTGTTATTGTGGATGTATTAACGCTATTATCAATAAAGCGGTTTGATTGGCCAGTAAGAAAACTAGTTGCAGTTCCGGTAATGGCTGATATATTTGTTCCTGTACTTTGTGTTGCGGCCAATGGGGTCGTAGGTGGAGTAAATGTCCCTGTATATACTACCGTTCCTTTTACGATGCGCAAGTTAGAAATATAACCAGGAAAATTATTACCGCCACCGGAAGAAGCAGCCACAGTCAACGTTCCAGATCCATTTGCACTATTGGTTATGCCAGTTGAGGTATCTGCCAACGCTCCGTTGATAAAGGTGGTTACAGTTGTGCCCGATCGACAGACTGCAATATGTGTCCAAGTAAATGGCGTGATAGCAAGGGCAGCAACATCTGGGCTGTTCTGACTAAAAATTTGCCACGAGAGTCGAAGATTTGCACTACGAAGATAAAATTGGTAGCTTTCAGAGGCGCCACCCCAATTTGAAAATATTTGTCGGTCAGTGCCGGTAGCAGCAGAGTCGAGATAAATCCATGCTTCAAATGTAAAATTTCCAGTACCAAGCTGAAATGCCGCAATGTTTGGTACTGTTAAATATTGGCTGCCAGTAAAATAATTGCTCCAATAATTACCATAAGGACCAAACGATCCCTGCGTAGGTGTACCGTTACGAGTGACAGTGAATCCAGAACCACTGTTAGCAGTACTGCTATCTATAAATGAATTATTTTGTGCGGCATTAACGCCATTTCCAGAAAACAATGCTGCTACATAATTGAATTGGGCATCTATTGTAGATGGTAGAGGGAATGCCCCCATAGTTATCAAGGACCCTCCTATTGTAATTCCACTGCCGCCAATAATCATATTATATCTCCTATATTAAATTTAAAAGGTAATCGATCCTGGACCTTTAAACGCATAGATATAATATCCACCGGTATTTACTATGCTAACTGTGCCAGTAGTCGCCGGTGCCGCGGGATATGAATCTGGATATCTAATTATGGCAACTCCACCACCACCGGCTCCACCATTTTTCGCAGCGGGCTGGTTGAATCCCGAGTTTCCGCCACCACCACCGCCCCCGGTGTAGGCAGTACCAGATGTACCACACGCGGCTGGACCGGTATTACCACCACCACCGCCGATACCACCGGTAGTGGTGCCTTGGGAAGCCCACATACCAGCGCCGCCGCCGCCGGCAAAATAAACTGACCCAGCGGACACCTGACCAACACTAATGGAGCCAGCAGTTGCAGTACTGATAATGGTGGTAGCTGTCCCAGATCCGCCGTTTCTGCCATTGGTGCCTTGACCAGCGGTCGCCGCTCCGCCACCTCCTCCTCCGGCTCCGCACCCCAGTAGTCCGGCACCGCCCGCATTACCAAAACCGCCACTTGGGCTGGCAGGTTGTAATGCCGATCCTGAAATGCCGCCACCCGATCCACCTGCACCGCCTTGAGACAAGGGCGCTGAACATTGACCAGTTGTTCCTCGACCACCACCTAGGGCAGTTATAGTTGATGCTCCGGCATACAGTATTGTATTTTGTCCAGTTGTAGCTATAGCACTGGAGACAACGCCGCCGGTGCCGCCTTGACCGACATTAACTGTTACAGTAGGAACTCCTACAATAGATACAGTTCCGGCAACAACGCCACCTGCTCCTCCACCACCGCCATCAAAATTAAGATTTGCTCCACCAGCTGCCCCACCACCGCCACCGGCGACTATAAAATACTCCAACGACGGTGGTGGTTCTGGTGGCATTGTCCTTATAGTCAAGGTTCCACTTATTGTAATTGCGCCGGCTCCAATAAACATATTATGTATTTCCTGTATTTTTAACCGGCGGGTAGTGCTTCTGTTGGTGGTGTAAACGCAGAGGTGTATCTAGCATAGCCTTTAGTTACTCGGTAGTCATCCATATATCCATTAAAGAAAAAGGTACCGCTTAGGTATGCTATTCTACCAATGTTATAGGGAATAGTTACATCAGTGTATATAGTACTCGATGATGTAAAAGTCCTATCCACCACACCATTTACAAAACTTCTGAATGTGCTGCCACTGCGGGTAACAGCAATATGATACCAAGTATTTGCGGACAATAGTATGTTG